CCAAAGTCGAACCTTTTTGTTTTAAGTTTAACTGTAGATGTAGCCTCATTTGAGGTGCTTAAAAATAAATTCTCTACTCTTTCTGAAGTAGTGTCATAGGTCTGTAACTCTTGGTCATCTGTTATGACAAATTGACTTTGAAATGTACCTGAATGATCATCAAACTTTGACCAAGATTGAGTATCAAAGTTATAAGCATACATTGTAGCTGTAGAATCATAATTTACAATCAGTGTATTTATATTAGCATGATACCCTAAAGAGAATCCTCCAGAGTTTGGCTGAAGGTCTAATCCTTGATATGTATCTCTTATTAGTAAGGATACTTCTGATATTTCTGTACCACGCATTAGACTTACTTGCCTATTATCAGCAAAGCAAATACCATAAGGTGTATCTACCACTGCGTGTTTATGTAAACATCCAATACCTGCTATATGCTTTTCTAAAATAAAATTTACTGATTGTGAGCTTTGTATTCTGTAAACATATATGTTTCTTGTTTTAAATACATATAGTCTATTCTGTGCAGAATGTAAAGCAGTTATTTCATCCCCATCATTCTTACCAACATCAAGAAACTTTGTTCCCACCACGGCCTCATCGAGCTTAAAGTTATCAGTAAAGACAATGCGATTCTTTTCACGAATTGTTTGATCATTCTCGTCCTTAAAATCTATATTTGCGTAAAACGCTTTGTTACCAACCACTGCCGCTGTATTCCACTTAATTGGTTTTAATCTAGTTTCTGCAGCTCTACCTGTAAGTGAGTTATAGGTTGCAAGTTTTAAACCATCGTTTGGTAAATACCAAGTAGCTACTTTATCTGTAGAAACAGTGCATACAAAAGCAGTAAAAGCACTTAAATCAATATCAGTGGCCCATTGTGCATATCCTTCTCCCCTCCAATTACCCCAATTCACTGCGATACCTGAAGTAGGCCCAGTAGTTAAGTCTGCAGAAGAAATACTTTTAATGTTAGCAATATATGTTGTGGGTTTTTCTAACTCTGCTGAAAACAAAGCTAAAGTATTACTAGTTATATCAGTTGTTGTAACAATAACTGCTTTGTCTGCAGCAAAACTAGAAGCATTAGACCAGTTAGTAGCTCCTTCTAAAACTGTTGCAGTATAATTACTGTAAGTATTATGTAAATCGTGAGTATCATTTGATGTAGCACCATAAGGTTCTAAACAGGGGATCCAATTACCATTGTTTGATGTAGCTGTAATACTGCCACGAATAATTGACTCTGTTGATGAATCTTTAGCTCTTGGGTCATCTGAAAAACCATCTTGAACATCATAAGTAGTTACTAAATACCAATCCACATCATTTTCAGGTTGCCAATATAAATTAATACCAGTGATTCTTTTATTCCAATTAGCAAGGTCTGTACCCGTATCAACAACTAATTGAATACCTGGACAACGATTAGTTTCGACAGCATTTTGTGAGAAAACACCTATATCACCATGAGTATCTCTACCTAATTCACTTTCCTGTACATAATCATAAATAAATGTAACTGTGTATTTATCTTTACTACTAAATGTATTTGCTGCAGCATCATCAATTAATTTTAAAGCATCAGTGGTTGGAAAATAAACAAAGATACCTACTTCATTCGCTGCATCGATTACATTTTCTTGATCAAAAGCGTGCTGTAATGGAACTACAGTTGGAGGTGTTAATTCTGTATCTTCTAATGTCCAAGCATTGACTGCTGCGGCCATCGGTGGTGTTCTAAATCTATAATGTGTTAAAGGAGTAATACCTTGACCAAAAACATTTCTTTTAATATGTCCATACCACTTAGGGTCATTTAAAAAGGAACCATCGCTGATTCTAAGTATCTGATTATGTACTAAAAGGTCGTGACTAGGAAATTCTTTGATAGATATATCATCTATTCTAAATGTTGGAGTTTGTGTTGTTCCATCAGTTTCTGCAGCAAAGAATCCGATACCACTGTTACTTTCTTTTGGTGAAAAATAAACGTTATGTGTTGCAACATTGTAGCTTGCAAAAGAAACATAAGTTTCTGTTAATGCTGAATTTTTAATCGTAATACCTGCTTTACCTGCGCCTCCAATATTGGATAAAGTAAATTGCAACCTATATATTTTATTCTTTTCTAAACTAATGGTCATATCAGCATTTGCTTGTGTTAATGACCCAGTACCTGAACCTGTGGTATATAGAGCATAAATTGCAGGTTCTCCTACTACACGACTCCAACCAGTACCAAATGTCCAATCTGAACTAGCTGCAAAATTTCCGTTTGCGACCATCTCACTACCATAGGTAGAATAAGTATTTACTGTGGCCCAAGAACCTGAAGTACCATCAGCTACAGCTGCTCTATAGACTTTATCTGCATTACCTAGTACCCACCATTGAGAGCTAGTATCATTACCACTACCATCTTTTTCAGTACGATAGCGTATAAATTCTGTATTAATAGGTTCGATAGATGTGTTTCTATTTGATTTATTACTAGAAGTACCTTTTTTTGTAACACTACCTCTTTTGGTATTAATAGCATTATCAAACTCTTGAAACTGATTATCTGATATATCTAATTCAGATTGATATGTAACTAATCCACCTGAAAAATCTCTTATACTTTTTCTAGCCATTAAAAGTCGTTATAAGGAACAGTTAGAATTGTACTACCATCTCTTGATTGTCTTTCAAGGATAACTCGTTGCTTTTGCTCTAACCATTCGTTTTTAAAATATGAAATTAAATTTAGGTCTCTAAGCCTCTCTGATACTCTCCAACATGGATAGTATATTAAAATTCTCTGATAACGCTCATCTATCTCTGGTTTACCAAAGGTAAGTGTAGTATTATCGTGATCTGAACTATCTGTTGTTGTAACATTTGCACTAAGTCTTACAGTAGTAGAATTTGTAATAGTAAGGGCAAATAATTCACTAGACATTAATGTACCTGTAACACTCATCCCTTCTCTAACTAAGGAGGTGCTATCCATAGTAATATCAGGACTATTATGATCAATATCACAAGTTGCATCTTGAAACATTTTATGTGGTAATCTATAGTAATATACTTTGATTTCTTTTACTTCAGTAGGAGTAGGAAAGATTCCTAGCTTATCATCATGGATGTAATAAGCCTTATCTGTAGTGATATTACTCATAGAAGAATCATCAGGTATATCACTTATCTCATTAATACCAATTCTTTGACAAATACTACCATCATATTCTACTCTGAATATTCTTGTCATTTGTTCTAATGAAGATGATGCAGTGTTTCCACCAGATAAATTGGTTTGATATACTGTCCAATCCGTAACTGTATCGGAGTTACTTGTTTTCATTGGATATTCACTTGTGTCTGCTACTGAATTACGAGTTGCATATCCTTGTAATAGATTTGCCTCATCACAAAGCTGATACTGAGCTTCATTAATAAGGTCATGTATAATCGAATCAGCTAAGACAGATGTAGAGTCTACACCTGTAATATTTCTGACTTCTGTTGTTATTTCTGATAAGGTCATAATATTTCCAATAAAGAGGGGGAGGTTAATCCCCCTCTAGGTTATTGATTAGCTTAGATCAGTTCTCGCTGAAACATACTGAATAACACCGTAGTCTTTGCTGTTGTAGTCACTAATGTCTACACCATAGATCTTTGCTGCTGAAATACCGAGTTGGTTTCCATAGTCAAAGGTCTTTTCTACCCACATCATATCAGATGATTCTGCAAAACAAGCTGCTTGTGCGCCCATGAAAAGGTTTCTAGCACCTTTTACAGCCGCGCCACCACCGTTATCGAAAGTGTTTACACCTTCGTGAGCGTGTACAACAACACCATCCCAGATTCCTAAAGAACCTGTGAATAGTGGGTTACTGTCACCACGATTCTGAGCTTCACGCTGTGCTGTCTGCCAACCTGCTAATGTAAACAGATCGTAAGCCACTTCTGGGTGTAAGACCAAGACATAATATTCTTGACCGTCCACACGAATTGGTCTCATTCTGTAGTTAGCTGAACCACCTATCTGAGCAAGTGTTTTCATTGCACTAATATCATCTAAGGTGATGCTATCCGCATCAGCTAAAGCTGCTTTTGGATCGCTTGAAGCATATACAGAAGTTGAAGCATCAGCACGCCAGTAAGCGTGAGTACCTGATGTTGGTGATAAAGCAGAAAAAATATCTGCATCTATCAACTCTGCATATTGCGTTTTAAGAAGATCTAGGGCAGTGCTTCTGAAATCATAAAGCACTTTTGAGTTTGCGAATTTACCTGTATCTCTTACAGCTAACCTTTTTTGATTAGTGCTAACTGTGTTTGAATAGGTAGATAGCGATTGCTCGTTACCCTCTAATGATGAATCACCAGTAATTGCACTTCCTGAAAGCTGAGAAACAAGACCAAAAGTAACATCTTTACCTTTGCCTTCTTCCATTTGCTTTACATGAATTGCATTTCCTGGGCCTTCACCCATGAATTTACTAAAGTAAACTCCTTTGCTAACTTCACTTTGGAGTTCTTTTGCCCATCGTGAAACTTGTAGGCCTGATGCCCAATTTGCTGCCATTATAGACTCCTATTAGTTAAGGTTAGTTAAGATGTATTTACAGAAAACGACATATTTACCTGCATCCATCGCATTGACGAATTTTACATCAAGAGTATCTTCAGCAGCTTGGTATCTTCCACCTGAAAAGGCATCTGCACCCGTTGCTGCATTTAGACTATTATAGGTTATACCTACAGCAGCGTTAAGATCAGCTCCATCAATAAATCCATCAGGACTATCGCCAGTAAAACCAATATCAACAGTTGCTGTACCACCTTCTGCTGTTATTATGGAAATACCAACTTCAACAATTACTGAGCCTGCAGGTATTGTCATAGCTTCCCAAATATCGCCTGCACCCATGTTTTGCACAGAGCAGTCGATCATTGCAGCCATAACTCCACCAGGCACATCATCAGTGCGTGGAGATGTCATTCCATAACCAGAAGATGAATTAAAAGGACTTTCTACATTAGAAACTGTAGCCATTTTTTTCTCCTAATTAAAATCCAGAAGTAACCTCCATTAAGGCTTTCTTACGAACTTCAGGCGATAAATTGCTCCACTGCTCAGGACTTAGATTATCATAATCTGTGTCCGACTCGTTTCCTGTACTAACATTAGACAGTGTGGTCGGTATCTTGGTTGCTTCCGTTGCTTTTTTCGCTTTATCTATCTCTGGGTTCGTAACATCCTTAACGGGTTTACTTTGGATGTTGTAAACATTATAGGCATCCTCTATAAAGGTGATGCCCCTTTCATCGCCAAAAGCAGCAATCTTGGCTAACTCTTCTTGACCTAACTCAGGATGTTTCTCAATGAAATCATTCATCATTGCATCCATAGCACTATTATACTCTGTTTCAGCTTTCTTCGCTTCTTCAGCTTGGAACCTCTGGTCTATCATATCTTGTGCTTTTTTAGCAGCCATAAACTCAATGTACTCTTTCTGCTTTGCAGGATCGTATTCGTCAAACTCAGGGACTGCTTCTGGTTCCTCTTGAGGCTCCATAGAATCCTTTAGTTCTTCGACCATCTTGCGAAGATCTCCAAGTTCATTGGTTTGTCTACCATTTAGGCTTTGTAGGTTAGAATAAGACTTATCCCTTTCTTCAGCAAACTTCAAAAGCTCTTCAACGGAATCAAATTGATTCTCGCCTACTTGTAACTTTTGCTCTTCTGTTTCTGGGGTCTCGGTTGATTCTGCTTCAACCTCTGTCTCGTCATTGGTCGGGGATTCTTCTACTTTAGAGTCGCTATACTCTTCACCAGACATTTCCTTTTCCTCATCAATATATTGAAACTTCGATTCACTCATTATTGCATTACTCCTTCTCCACCTTTAGGTGGGGGTTTTTGTTGTTGTTGTTGTGACTGGACTTGAGCTTGGCGTTCTTGCTCAA